TTCGTTGTTGAATGGGTCGTTCATTATGTTTCCCCTTTCGCTTGGATTCATAATTTTTTAACGCCGTCACCGCTTCCTCTTGGGTTTTAAAACATCCCAGGTATGTGCGGTATCCGTTTTCAATAAACCGTACCATGTAGCGGTAAATTTTGCCGTCTTTTTTGATTGGGAACACATATTTAATTTTTTCAGGGTTTTCGTTCATAAGATTATTCAAACACCATAAACCCAAGGAACAGCCCAACAATTCCGCCAAACACACCCAACAACAAATACCCAAGCACGGCCAGGATTACCGGGGGGAACACAATACAGGCCAATAGGGTTACAATGAAGGTTAACATTACAGAACGGCGCCTTTCTTTTCTTCCAGGTATTGCGCCCATTCGGTTGAATGAAGGCAAGCGGTAATGCCGGCGTTATCGTCCAGGCGCTCAACATTGCGTAGGGTGGTAATGGCAATTTCATAACCCATTGCCATTCCTTCATCCAACCCCCTAAGGTATTCGGAATGCCTGGTAATAACTGGCTTACCTTTGGCCAACGCAATGACAATTTGCATTTGTTCATCCTTGCGTTGTTCTCGTTCAACAATATCCGCAAAAGCGGTTTCCACATTAAATCGGTATGTTTCTGCAAAGTTATCCATTTTCGTTTCCTTTCAGCGCCTTACGGGCAATTGATGCCGAATGCGGTTCATCAAGATAACGGGGGTTGATGGCATCATAAAACACCGCTATTTCCACCAAGGCTTTTTTGAACCTGGCGTGTTCCGCCTTCAGGTTTTCCAATTCCTCTTTTGAAATTCTAACAACGCAATCCGGATCACTCATTGGTCAAGCCTTTCCCGAACCGTGTAATAAAGTCCCAAAATCATTAAAAACAAAAATATCCCCAGGAACAAAGTTCCCAGAAACGCCCCGGCCATAAACAGATAACTATTGAAATCCATTATTCATCCCCCCGTTTCTTCATACACTTCCGGCAAATGCGCCCGACAAAGTAAGTTGTTGTTTTAGATTCACCGCATTCCGGACATTCCTTCCTACGGCATTTAACGCAAAATTCATGTTTGGAGCAATGGGGCGCCTGGCATTGTTTACATGGGACATAAATGCCCGCCCGCATTTTGTAACGCATATCCGAATCATTCAGTTCCATTCAAAATTCCTCCATGACCCAATTGCCACCCTTGTATTGAATGGCAACGAATCGAAACGGGAACTTGGCGGACGCAACCTTGATTTTAACCTTGGCATCGTCCATCCAATAGCCTTTTACCTCATGAAACTCTAATTCCATTTCATTGGTGATAACCATGAAATCCGGGGTGTACCGGGTATCCGTGGCCAGTTTCAAGGTGATAGCTTCAAAATGAAACTCCTGGATTTCGCCGTTCTTTTGCTTGTACGCAAGCAATTCCGAATACCGGCGTTCGGTTTGGTTCATCGTGCCGGGCTTGCGCCTGGCTTTCGCAAATCGTTTCATAAATCCTCCCTCTTTCGCACGGGTTGGGGGGCCGGCGCCCCGTGGTTTTTTAGACCAGGGGCACCGGGTGGTAGCGTGAATGCTGTGCGAAAGGAAACCCGCTACCTACAGTTTATTTGAAAATGAAATTCGCTTGAAGAAACGCATTGGCCTCTGATAAGAACTTAGCCATTTGAGGGCGGATTGGGCGCCCTTCCTTTTGTGCTTGTTCGGTTGCGTTTCGTTCGCAATATGGCACATATTCCGCCAATTCTGCAAGCGGAACCTGGTCTAGTGTTTTATCTTTGTATTGTCCGAAGGGAATGACATACCCGGTTGCGCTTCCGGAATCACCTGTTTTTCTATCAACAGTTCCTCCAAAATCCGTTCCATTTCCAGGTTGGCCACTAGCAGGGACATAAATGCCTTGGGGTTCATATCCGCTATTGGCTTCATCAAGGTGTTTAACTGTTTCAACACTTGAAGCAACCGCAATAAGTGGTCGGCGTTCAGTGGATTGATTTTGGGCGTGTTCTTTGTATTGGCCATCGGTTGTGTTCCCCTCAGTTGGTTTCGCTTGTTGCATTTCATCATCGGTGTAAAGCCCGGACAAATCGTTAGGGAACGCCTTACGCAACGCCAGTGCTTCCGCACATTTCGCCACCATAACATCCCCAAACTTCGACCACATATCGGACAAATTGCCCTTGAAGCGTTGGGCATAGGCTTCAAACCTGGCCACCGCCCAAAGGGGTTCCTTAAACTCTTTGTGCAGAACGCCGACCTTGGACGCAACGGGTGGGGTATTCTCCAACCAAACATCCTTCCACACGCCATCCGCACCGCACCAAAACGGGCCAAGTTGCCCGGCATAGTTACCAGTCCGGGACGCAATCAAGCGAAAACCGTCAATGGATACCTGGATGGACATTTTCATGTCGTACCCGTTGGTTTCCTTGTTCCAGGTTTTCCGCATGATGGCGAAAATTTGACGGGTAAACGGATCAAGCCCGGTGCGGGCACATTGCGCCGTAAACAAACGCAATTCGTTATCGGATGCGCCTGGGGCAATTTGTGAACGGATTAATTCCACTTGTTCACGGGTGAAACCGTCAATGGACATTGGGGTTGAGGAATTGGATACAGCAATAGACTTAGACATTATTTGTTTCCTTTCGCTAGGGTTACTTTCAAATAAGAACTAACAGGTTTCCGATACAATTCAAGATTTATTTTCTGCAATTCTGGAATTGCGGAATAATCAACGCTTCCGGCCCGTTCGGCGTATTCAATTTTGATGCGTTCGTTTTGAATGGTGGTGGCCTTGTATTTCTCCAAAAGTTTGGACGCCAAAAATTTCTTTTCATCATCCAGTTTCTTAACTTCGCTTTCGTGATGTTTAATGGCCTTCACAACCGCTTCCAGGCGCACGGCGTCCGCATCCTCATTGATTGCCGGAAGGTTCGCCCTGGCGCTTTCCAAGTCCGCTAGAAACCGCTTGGATTCAGCCCGTAGCGTTTTGATTTGTTCTTCGTTCCGGTAAACATGGAGTAGGTGCCGAACGCCATCATTTTTGTTCACCACCACCAATTCACATTGGTCGAAACCGCTAACCATGAGTTGGAATTGGATTTGGGTGTTATAGATGCCAGGCACCCACCCGTTAACCGCTTGTTCCAAAATCTTTTCCGAAGTGGTGGACTTCACTTCAAGCAACACCCGGCGTTCCATGTCGCAACCGTCCAGGGAAGTAAAACAACCCGTGAACGGTTCTTCCTCCATCACCAACGGAACAAAGTTCCATTCACGGGCGTTCATTTCATTCCGCACCACGGCTTCAATTTCGTGGCCTTCCTGAAAGATTTGTTTTTGAAAGTCGGTAATGGCCTTTTGAGAAAGCCCCAACTTTTCTTGAATCAATTCCGCACGGGTGCCGTAGGCACCAGGCAAATCAAGCATTGCCGGTGCTTCCGATGCGCCAAGCCCGGATTTGCGGTAGTTAAGCCATTCAGGTGAACCTTGAACCAAATTTAAAAGTTTAAACATCGTGTCCCCCTTATGAATTCAAATACGATTCCAGGACATTCATAAAAACCAATGTCATGGTGGAAGGCTTTTCCTGGGATTGCATCAGGGAGTTATACAGGTTGGCGTAAAGTGCTTCCGCCTCCTGGTAAGTAAGGTTCAGGGCAATTTCATGATAGTTATCTTTTACGGTCATTTTTCTGGTTTCCTTTCGCTTACCCTGAAAATAATGCCGATTCATTCACCAATCAAGAACTTTTTTCGTATCCCTTACTTTTTTCAATTACTTTCATTTTGGATACACTTCGGGCGTTTCCCCTACCTAAGCCTTTCCGCTTTTGTATGTACCCGGTGCCTCTGGGTGCCCGTTTCAGTTGTTCGCATTGTCTTAGAACGGTTACTAAATTTACAAACCTTTAAAGGCTTATCCGCTTAGTAAACGCCCTAAGTAAGAATAGAACGCCAATCTATTTCCCGGCTTCCATACTCACAACCTACTTGCCGTAATGCTTACGCCCCGGCGTTGCTACCCTTTCAGGTGCAAGATTCTATCAACCGCTCCCTGGCCATGCCTTATGTTTCCCCTGAACTTCCTTTATTCCATCCTGGAAGGAAATTCGGCCAGTATTCACCCCAAGGATTCCACCCTTGGTAGTTTTGGGTTTACGCCTGATAAAACCTTATTTGAACCTAGATTTAAGGCGCTGAGATTCAACATACGCCGATTTATTTTATTGATTGAAAATTTTCATGTGATAGGGTGGAACTATCTACCGTTCGCCACGGTATTTTCTATCAATCAGTAAATCAAACCTCCGGAATCCACTCCGGGGGTTTTTTCTTTATTTCAAACCTTTACCGAAAAGTCTAAATCAAAAAGGCAAATCGGAATCATCAAAATCATTAGCCCGTAACTTTTGTGAATCTACCTTAGGAAACACCGCTTTAATCGGTTCACGGGCCGGCGCCACATTACTGACGGTTTCATAATCCAACGCAAAATCTTTTTCATGCCGGGCCGACCAGGTGGGGTAATTCCTATTTCTATCCGCATTCCGATTGCATCCGCACCGGAAAGCATACAAACCGCCTTGAACTTTATGCCTGGCAACAATTGAACCGCTATCACCGCAAGCATGGCACCAATGTTTAATCATGTTGTTTCCCCTTGTTGTAAATCTATGGTGTAAATTAATAAAAAAAAAGCCCCCTTTCGGGGGCCAAACCTTACGGTTTTTGCATATCTTTTAGTGCTTCATGAAACCAAGACTTTTCCTTGCGGATAAAGCCCATGCCTTTTGACATTCTTTCGGCATAGTCCAAAGTTTCCGAACGGGGTTCCAGTTTGCCCCACCGGGCAACGCTCAAAAAGTCCGTGAAAATTTTACGGCCGGATTCCAGTTCAACGCCTACCTGGGGCACCGTTGTCCAGGCAACCGCACCCACCCAAAACACCTTACCCTTTTCACCCTTACGGCAAGCGTGTTTGCCACGGGGCTTGGTAACCTTACACACCACCGCATCACCCCTTTTCAAATCCTTGGGATATTTCCAGTGGCCGTAAAGTAGTTCCTTGCGCCGTGCCTTGTAGATTTGCTTTTTTAGGATTGCGTACACCCGGTTGATAACTTCCAGGGTTGGCATTTGAAATTGAGACATATCAAGCCCACCGGCAAAAGCGGTTGACCAATGAACGGCGTGTTCAATCGTGTCCGTGTCGGAGTTGTAAAAAGTCAGGTGCCCGTATGAATCGTGGTACTGATTTTGTTCATATTCCCAAAGTTTAAAAAGTGCCATGTTTCCCCCCTTATACCGCAATGGCCAGTGCTTTACCGTGGTTTTGACCACCGCACGAACAATAACATTGGTGCCCTTTGGCGCCTTCGCAACGGGCGTCACATTTGTGGCCTTCCAGGGGATTGCCAAAGTGTTCCAACACCCGGATTTCGTGGAACGGGATAATGCCACGGGTACGGGCTTCAACCGCCTTTTCAGAACATTGGTGAACCCGAAACATATCCCACATTTTGGAATCGGTTCGGCTGAATGCCTCAAACACCATTACGGTTTTGCATTCGTGACATTTGATGGAGTACCTTTTTTTGCCTTCGACAGTTTTAACGAACATTTGATTAGTTTCCTTTCGCACCCTCAGGATAACAAAAACTTACCCAATTGCCAAGCAAAATTTGCGTAGTGGATACATTCAAACAATGTAATTGCTACATGGTAAAAATTGCCGTATATTACAAAAGTAGTTAAGTTTAGTTAAAAATAGTTCACATTTAGTAAAATATAGTTATGCCAAAAGGAAAGAAATACGGGGGGCGCATAAAAGGCACCCCAAACAAATTTACGGCCACCGTGAAACAGGTTTTTGCGGAAGCGTTTGGCATGATGCAAGGCGACCCGGATGTTAACCTGTACGAATGGGGGCGCCAAAATCCTACCGATTTCTATAAACTGGCATCCAAACTTATCCCCATCCAGGCGGAAGTTACCGGAACCGATGGGGACGCCATCAAGGTTGAACACAAACCCGATTACTCCAAGTACCTGGCCGACCCGGCAACCCTAACCGCCCTTCGCACCCTGGCGGATAAATCAAATGAATCAAAATGAGATTTTAAAAGATTCGGGCAACCTTTGGCGCCTATTCCCCGACCTATTCGCCAAAAAGGTTTCCCTGGGGCGGTGGAACCCCTACCCGTACCTTAAAATCATTTCCGATGAAATCCTGTTAGCTTTACACAACCCGACACCCCAAACCAAAATCCTTTTAATTGAAGCCCCACCCCGGCACGGGAAATCCGAATTCCTTTCGTTCTATTTGCCGGCATGGTTCCTGAACCTATTCCCCGATAAAAACATCATCCACGCTTCCTATTCGGCCGACCTATCAAGCGGATTTGGGCGCCGGGTGCGGAACCTAGTGGCCGAAAACCCCGACCTATTATCGTTTAAACTGGCGGAAGATTCATCCGCATCAAGCCGGTGGCACACGGATAAGGGTGGGGCCATGTTTACTTCCGGCGTGGGCGGTACTCTTACCGGCCGGGGCTTCCACCTGGGGTTGATTGATGACCCGGTGAAAAACTGGGAAGAGGCTAGTTCTGAGACAATCCAGGAACGGAATCGGAATTGGTTTGAAACCACTTTCTTTACCCGTGCCGAACCTGGCGCCCTTATCGTTTGCCTTATGACCCGGTGGCATGAGGATGACCTGGGGGGCTTCCTATTAAATAACCCGGAATGGAATGTTAAAAGAATTCGGTTTCCGGCTATTGCAGAGGAACGTGACGAACTAGGAAGGCAACCAGGGGACGCCCTTTGCCCCGACCGATACCCCATTGATAAATTACGGGACATTCAAAAGAAACTTAGCCCATCCCACTTTTCCGCCCTGTATCAACAACGCCCCACCGCTATGCAAGGTAACTTGTTTTCGGTGGATATGTTTGAATACTCCGACCTACCGTCAGAATTTGATTGGTCATTCATCACGGCCGATACCTCGTACACCAGTAAACAGGAATCCGATTACACCGTGTTTACGGCATTTGGCATGAAGTCCGGGAAACTATTCGTCCGGGACGTTTGGCGCCAACAAATCAAATCTAGTGACATTGAAGTTAAAGCGGAACAGTTTATACGAAAATTTTTGACATACGGTTACCGGGGCACCTATATTGAACCAAAGGGACATGGGATTTATCTAAATCAGAAATTCGCTTTAAAGGGTTTAATGATACCAACCGAAAGCCGGTTAAAAGAGTTTTACACCGATAGAAAGCACGACAAGGTTGAACGGGCAAACAATGTTGTCCCCCACCTGGCGGATAAAAAGGTTTATATTTCTAATGCCATTCCTAATAAGGAAGACTTATTGGCGGAAGTTATGTCATTCCCCAAGGGCAAGCATGACGATTTTGTGGATACCCTAGTGGATGGGCTGAAAATGGCTTACGCTAGGCAAATTGGAATTTTGGATGTTTTATGAAAGGTAACAACATGGAAAAGCGTAAACCCGGCCGGCCGAAAAAAGTTAAAAACGAAATGCCAAACAAGGAAACCATTTTTAACGGGTTGTCCCAAGCAATCATGGGATTTGACCCACTTTCAACCGGGGCGCAATTAAGCCAAGTTGATACAATCTTTAACAACAACCGTTGGTACCTGATTTCCAATATGCGTCAGGTGTTGTCGGAAATTTACATTGAACACGGGATTATCCAAACCGTGGTTGATGTACCCGTGGACGATGCTTTTAGGGGTGGGGTGGAAATTAAGTCCAAGCAACTTAGTTCCGATCAACTAGAAAAACTTCAAGTGTTGGTTGAACGGGAAGACATTATTGATTCCGTGGTTGCCCAGGCAATGAAGTGGAACCGCCTGTACGGTGGGGCCGGCGTTGTCATTATCACCGATCAAGACCCGACCACGCCCCTGGACTTGGATGCCATCGGGCCGGATTCCCAATTAGAATTCCGGGCCGTGGATATGTGGGAACTGTTTTGGGATAAGCAAAACACGGAAGGCTATAACCCACAAATCCAGGAACAGGATTACGATTATTATTCTTATTACGGCGTGAAGTTGCACAAATCACGGGTTATGAAAATGAAGGGCATGAAAGCGCCGTCATTCCTACGCCCACGCCTTAGAGGATGGGGCTTTTCCGTGGTTGAATCCTTGGTGCGTTCAATCAACCAATACCTGAAGGCCAATGATTTGGCGTTTGAAGTGTTGGACGAATTTAAAATTGATATTTACAAAATCAAGGGGTTAACAAGCACCCTTTTAAGCGCCGATGGCACTAGCGCAATTCAGCGCCGGGTTAGCCTAGCCAATCAACAAAAGAACTTCCAAAACGCCATTTCCATGGATTCGGAAGACGATTACCAACAAAAGCAACTTTCGTTTGCCGGACTGGCCGATATTATGCGGGAAATCAGGATGCAAATTGCGTCCGATTTACGGATGCCGTTAACTAAGATTTTCGGAATTTCATCCACCGGGTTCAATGCCGGGGAAGAGGATTTGGAAAACTATAACTCCATGGTTGAATCCCAGGTGCGGAACAAATCCAAATACGACATTTTGCGAATCCTGGAACTTATGTGCAAAAAGGAATTTGGCATGGTGCCGGATGACCTTTCTATTAGTTTCCAACCGCTTAGAATGCTTTCGGCCGAACAGGAAGAGAATGTTAAAACCCAAAAGTTCAACCGCCTGATTCAAGCTAAACAAGCCGGGGAAATCACTTCCGAAGAATTCCGGGACGCCTGTAACAAGGATGATTTGATGGGCATCCAGTTAGAAGACACCAACCTGGACATTCTTGAAATGCAAAAGGGTTTGGAAGCCAAGGAACCGGATGATGATCAGGAAGACATTGGCTCATCGGAACCCGATTCCCAACAAGGCCAACTTGCCAATGACATTGGTGTTTTTGTGAATCCTGGGGATATTGACGAAGGGGTTTGGGATAAAGCCAAAAAGGCTTGCATGAAGGCTTATGGCCACCTGAAATATGCGGTAGTTATGTCGATTTACAAAAAAATGAAAGGAATTGAATAATGGCACACTGGCAACCAGGCATTACTTTGGAAGAAATTGAAAAGGAAGTTATCCTTACCGCCATGCGGTTTTTTCACAACAATAAAACCCATGTGGCGCAAGCCTTAGGGGTTTCAATCCGTACCATTCAAAACAAAATGGCCAAATACAATGGCGAACCAATCGAGGAAGAACATGAAAAACAAAGTCACATGGAAAGCGCCGGCGCCGGGGTTCCAGTTCAATCCGCTAATGAACTTTCCAAGAAACGCCGGATGCCCTTGCGGTAGCGGTAAAAAGTGGAAGAAATGCCACTTGCCCCAAATTCCTAACATTATCCCCACCGAAGAAAAGTTAAAGGAATTGGAAATTGAAGCAATGAAAGCCCAGGCGAATGAAGCAAATCAAGTTGAAGCCGGTTCAACCAAGCAAACGGATTGAAGACAAATTAAAGAAAGAAATTCTTACCCTTTTGCAAGAGGAGTTCTTTCGCCCCATCATGCTTGCGGTGGGGGTGAATAAAATCAAAGTGGCCAACTCCATGGACGATTTATTATCCGCTATTAAAAGTGGACAAATCGTTTACTGGCGGGGAAAGTTTAGCGGGAAGTACAGCGCCACTCTCACAAGAGAACTTCGGCGCCTTGGTGCCAAGTGGGATGGGAAACAAGGACAGTGGACCATCCCCCTCCAAAACTTACCGGTTGAAGTTAAAAATGAAATTTATTCCTACCGGACAAAAACGGAAGAGAAAAGGGAAAAACTTTTAAAGTCCCTTTCCAGGATTGACCCGGAAAACATTGCCGAAAAACTAAATGTAAATTCAATTTTTGACGCAATGATTCATAAAGCGGAATCAGATTTTAAGAAAGCCACGGCCAACCTTACCGTCACCCCGGAACTGAACCGGCGCCAACTTGAGTTCTTGCGCCAGGAATACAAAGAGAACCTAAAGTTATCCATTAAGGATTTCACCACCGGGCAAATTTTAAAACTTCGTGAGGATGTTTCCAATCTAACTTATGCCGGTTTTCGGTATGAAGACATGATTGATGACATTCAAAAGCGTTACGGCGTAACCGTTGAAAAAGCCACATTTTTAGCCAGGCAAGAGAACAACCTGGCGGTTGCAAAGTATAGGCAAACACGGTTCCAGGATGCCGGTGTTGATAAGTATGAATGGCGGGCCGTCCACGGTTCACCGGCTCACCCCACCCGGCCGGCGCATAAGGCGTTAAGTGGTAAAATTTTTCAGTGGGACAAACCACCGGTAACCACCGAACCAGGCCAACCGCAACGGCGCAACAACCCAGGCGAAGATTACAATTGCCGGTGTATTGCAATTCCGGTTGTAGAATTTTAAAATTTATTGTGCCAAACTATTACAGTAAAGGAATTGATAATGGAA